CCGATCTCTTCGAGTTCGTCGCCTTCCTTGGTCATCTGGCGGTATATCTGCGAAGCGTCTTGGCCCTTGTCGTTTTCGCCTTCAAACCAAAACTCCGTTGACTCCTTGCCGTCGGTGCGAACCAGTCGAGTGACCGGTGGCTTATTCATCTTGAAATTTAGCGTGGCTAGGGCCACCGCAGCTTTTAGGTTAATTGTGTGGAAAAATTTCTTATTGCATTCCATATATTTAAAAAAAGGCGGCTCCCTTTAGCCGGGGAGCCAACGGCATGAGCCAGGTTGTTAGACGATCTCAGGGTATTGAGTCGCGCTGACGGTGATCGTTTTGAACGTGCCAGCGCCTGTCTTTTCGGAAACGGAATCGACGATAACTGCACCGCCGGAAACGCCGTAAGATGTCGTGTCGTTTGCGAGTGTGAGCACGTTGGCGAGTTCGTAGGCGACGCCGCCGTTTACGACGCCGTCAAGGCTGATCGTTGCGGACTTGTTGAAATAAGCTACGGCAACGGTATCGCCGAGGGCGTCCATTACGGTTGCTTTGTCCGACTGAACGGAGCGGGAGAATGAATTGAGAAGGAGGCCTGTCTCTTGGAGAAGGCCGAATTCGACGCCGGAGGCGACAGAGCTAGTGATGACGGTTGCTGGCATGATATTTCGTGGAAATTGTCAACTTGCGAAAAGCGCGGCGTGCACCGTGATCGTGACGGAGCGTTCAAAATGCCGCTCGTTTGAAGATAGCGATACCGACCCGTCACGAAGGATGCCGAAGACGAAAGCGTATTGCGGACGGACTGCGTTCAACTTTGTCTTGAGGCCGGTGATATCGTGCGAGACGCAGAGCACTTGTGACCACAAGTTTTCCATTGCCATCTGATCCATGTCGTCGGCCTGCACGATCAAAGCGATATCGACGCTGAACTGGAAAATTGCGGAGTCGATAATGCTCTCGCGCTGCCTTTTGCATTTAACGAAGCACGCTGGCAGCGTCATCGTGCCGAAGTTCTCCGCTGCCGTCACCACAAGGGCGCTCTGCATCTCTTGCTGCAATGCAAGGACGAAAGTATCTGTCAGCGCCTTTTCAAGAGTCAGCGTGTAAGTCGAGTCCGTTATCATTCTCTTGGGCGGTAACGTCAACAAGCCCAAGCCGCGCGATCTCTGCTTCGCATTCGCCTTTTGTTCCTACGAATAGCACGCTTTGCGTCGAGATAGCTTTCTCTGTTTCGTCGAAAAAGATGATCGTGCTCCCATCGTAAACGAGCTTCCATGCGGTTGACTCGTCGAATGCCCAGCCCTGTTCGTTCGGTGGAATTATCATGCTATTGTGAGAGTTGAGTTTGCCGAGTTGTATGTGCCGGTTCGCCCTGGAGCACCTACCAAAGTGACCGAGGCATAGGTGTTGGTCGTTGATCCGGCGAAGAAACGAAACGTCATTCCTGCGGTTGGAGGGACGTTGAAAGAAACCGAAAGGCCGGTAGTAAATGATGCCGTTGCTGTTGATGCTCCAGTTGTTTTATAGGCTCGGATCGTTCCAGCAGTTATGGTTGTGCCGCCTGTATAAGTAAGCGTTCCCTTCAAATCAAGAACCCCGTTTCCAGTTTTGTTAATGCCCCCGATTCCTGAAATATTGCCTGTAACCGTTATGGTGTTTGCACCAATGGTGCGATACTGAAGGGAGGTACTGTTAATTAGGAAATCATTGGGGAGAGTTACATTGCCGCCTGTATCAATTCGTCCTGTTAAATTCGACACCGTAAACAGCCCCGTTCCGAAAGCGTTGCTTGAGTTATATACTATATAATTAGATGCCCCTGTGCCAAAATACGATGTGCCTCCAGAATAGGTGTTGTTACCGCCTATGGTTAAAATGTTAACCCCCCTTTTTTCCAACGATCCCGATCCGCTTATTACGCCATTAAGTGTTGATGCCAGTGAAACTGTGAGAGTCCCTTGGTTGATTTGCGTAGGCCCAGTATAGTTACATACGCCCGAAAGCGTCAGTCCACCTACTCCATTTTTTACCAGACCGATTGTGCCAGAAATGGCGGCGGAAATTGTGGTTGCAGAATAGCACATGAACTGATGAAAAGTTGTTGATGCGCTAACGATAGCCCGTGCCACACTTGCGCTGACCATTGCTGTACTGGAGTCTGTTAAAATCATCCGACAATAATATAAAGAGTATTTGCTGCTGGCGAAGTGATGGCAGAATACCCAGCGGACGTGATCTGCATCATATTCGTTAGTTGTGTTGCGCCCGTGATGCCGGTCGTTACCGATCCGACCTTTTCGCTAAGATCCGCTGAGAGTCCGCTGATTGTTCCGACGGTCAAAGTTGAGTTCGTCCAAAGCGTGACCGCCGAGTTCCAAAGGATCGTTTGGTTGTTTTGCACCGAAGTAACCAAGACGTCGTGTAATTCTTCAAGCTCAAATCCGTTTTGCGGCTTTACGTAAATTTGTCCGTTGCCAGCATTCGCACGTTCTACAACTCCGATAAAAACAATGTGGTCGGGTTGCGTTGGCTTAACTCTCGTGAATGCGCCTGGGGTCGTGTCGAGATAAATTGAGTCGCCAGCTACATAAGGTGATCCGAGAGAAAGACCATCAAGAACGCCTTGCGTAACGATGAATCCAACTTGGTTTGAAGCGATGCTCTCGGCAACGATTCCCATCGTTTTAGATGACGTTGGATCGCCAACATTTGATGCCCTTTTTACGCTTGCGCGGTTGCCTGTTGCGCCGAATAAGTAAACTACCTCTCCCTTATTTAGAGTTGTCGCCTCGGCATTGCGAACGTAGGCAACAAGCATCGATCCCATTTGCAACTGCACGTTGCCGCCTGCCAGACCGACTTGCGGAGTGCCTTCGGTCGTGTTCCAAAACATCTTTCCGATAGCGGCCGTTTCGGTCGCTGCCGTGTTGAAATTAAGGGAGTCCGCAGGAACGTCTGGAAGCATCTCGATCGTGCGCGACTGCGATAAGTCTCCGCCGCCTGTCAGCCCTGTGCCTGCCGTGATCGCCGTTATCTTGAGTGCCTTTGCGTCAAGCGCACTTTGCAAGTCGGCCTGGTTTGAAAGCGTGCCAGTTATTGCTCCCCAAGATACAACTGAAAGTGGCGTGACTGCGCTCCACTCCGAGCCAGTCCAACCTAAAGATTGACCAGTAATCGGCGCTGCCGTCGCAACTGAAAACCCCTGCAATCTCACAACGCTTGGAGATGGATACGTCCCACCAAGATCGCCCGACGCTGCGCCTGTGGGAGTGCGCGAATCGCTTAGGCGTGGATCTGTTGTAATTACAGCTGTCCCTGAAATTGCGCTTGGTGAAATGCCGGACGATGGAGCCTTTGCATCGAGAACCGTTTGAAGATCGAGTTGGTTGGAAAGCGTGCCAGCGATGCCACCCCAAATTGCAGAACCACCGCCGCCACCGCCCGTGATCCACTCGGTGTCGTAGTCGGAGTTGGTTTTCTTCGCGAGCACCTGCCCCGTGAAGCCCCCCGTAATGACCCCCGGCCCTACCGGCCCCGCTGGGCCTTGGCTTCCGGTCGGCCCCGCTGCGCCCGTTACCAACTCGGTGCGGAGTATTGGCTGATAGTCTACTTCTGGGACTTCGCGTCCCTCGTCTTCTGGGAAAAAGATGCTCATTTGTTAATGTCCTCAAGCGTGAAATCTACCGATACGGCGTCTTGGGAAAGCTCGGCGGACGTAACGCGAAAGCGCCGACCACCGATGACGAGAACATCACCGAGAGAAATGGTCTGAACGAACGAGTCGTATATCGCCGTTATGGTCATGGACGCCGAGTCCATGAATCCGCCGTCCGCTAGGCTGTTGTCGCGCTTGTATGTTGTGCGGTTCGCAAGAAAATTGCGCTCTCCGAACGTGACCGCAAGCGGCAACTCGTTCATGATCGCGCTTAGGTCGTTTGTAAATATATCGAGCAGTCCCACAAAAGGGACGATGCGTCAAAACTTGCGCTCGATACGGCGTTGGTTCGGGTGCTTGAAATCGTGCTTGGGGCTGTCCGAAATGTGAACCCAGCTTTTGCGGAGCGCGGATGCAAGAATGCTTGTCGAAGTATTGATCGTAACCACCTCTTGCGCGTCTCGAATATACGCGCACATATATTCTATGCTTTCAAACTCTGCCATCCCGTGAGCGGCCTTCCCAGCGCAAAGAACGGGCCTGCCGTTGGCGACTTGGTGCGCGACTTGAATGACTTCGGCAGGATGAATTTTTTTGTCTTGTGAATATCCAGTTGGAAAACAAAGAACCCAAGACTTGAGTTCGGGCGGTGTAACTATTGCGGGAGAGTTGAGCACTATTTGTCGGTCTATGTCTTTTCCTTCTGGAAATAGTCCGTAAACGTAATCACTCCAGCCCAGCTCGCTCGCACAAAAATCTTCGTGCAAGTCGGGCCAAATTTGAAGGTTGATGATGCGGTGAAATCCGCTGTGATCGTTCTGCGGATAGAGCGGTTTGCAATAATCCACCATCTCGAAAAGACCATGGTATTCTGGCAGGCACTCAAACATGACATTATGTCCTTGATCTGCGAAGTGCTTCGCGATCGGCAAGCAACGCGCGATGTCTCCGAGTCGCAAGTGGTAAACGATTAAAATATTCAAAACGTATAGTATTGCTCCCGCGTTTTTCCTGCCACCCATCCGTGGAATCCGAAGGAGCGATCCGGCCCTGCGGTATTTTCCTCAACGTAATGCTCCCACGAGAATGCTGCCGCTACGCTAACCGGAGCGTATTTGATGCCGTTATCTCGGAAGCCTTGCTCCATTGTGCGACAAAGGAAAACATCTCCCGCTTCGCCCTTCCAAAGCGCCTCGGCCTTTGCTGCCATCTGCAAGAATTTCTGACTCTGGAGTGTGAAGCCGGTATTGCCGACACGATGCCCGACGTTCCAAAACGCAGGCCAAGGCGCTCCTACCATATCGTATTCAAGCCATGAATCCTGCCATAGATGCGGGTTTGCAATGAAGCCGTCGTGCGTGCAAATGAGCGCGTGGGAAGTGTCGAAATAGTCGGCAAAACGACCCAGTTCCCAGTGCATCGCTTGCTGATATGTGCAATCCTCCGCGATGTAAACGGCGTCACCGAACCCACCCAAGCCGCAAAGGTGGTTAAATAGTTTCCCGCTTTGTTCGTGCCTTGATTTTAGGCCTTCAAATACGATCAACGTGACGTCTTTATTCATTTCGCGTGGAGTTCTTCAAAAATTGCTTTCGCTCTTTCATATTCTGCCGGATCGTTTCCACGCTGATATGTCGCATCGAGCGGACGATCTTCAAAAAACGGGTGGTGGTGTACGATAGCAATGTCACGAGCGTCAACAATCGCGCCATTTTTCGCGGCACGAAAGGTGAAATCGGTGTCGCTGTATACGTTTCGGAATCTTGCGTTGAATAGTCCATGTTGCTCATAATATTTGCGTGTAAGAATTGCCATGCAAAGCAATTCGTCTTTTCTATATCCGTCCGATATCCGAAGCACCTGCGGTTTTGAAATATCGAGACGATTCTCAATCATCTCGTCCCAGCCCGGCGGGCATTCCCAGTCGTCCGAAAGTTGTATAATAATATCCCCCGACGCCTTGGCCGCTCCTAAGTTCCAAGCTCCGACGGAATACCCTTGGTCTTTTTGCGTCACAGATCGGAATCGTTTTAGAACGTCAGCCGTAGTATCGTCGTGATCGACTGCAAAGATATGTTCCACGCGCTCTGGATGCGTTGCGCGGGAAAGCCACAGCGTCATACATTGAACGGCCTCCACCGGCCTTCCTCGCGTTGCATGGACTAGCGAAATCTTAGGCTTGTCCGACCCTGCCAGCGTTTCACGCTCGATCTCTTCCGCGTCTTCGTTGCGTCCGAGAAGTCGGAGCACCCATGCGTAGAGTTGATCTCCCTTCCATCCATACCACTCTTTCCGATGCGTCCATTGCGGAAACTTAGGCGTCGGCACTTCGAGCATTTCTTCTACCACTTTCAGCGCTTCTTGGTATTTTTTATCATCAAGCAAAATGCTGGCTTCTAGCCCGTAGGCTTCGCGGCGCTTTGGTTCAAGCTCTCTAGCCTTGCGTGCAAGGTTGAGCGATGTTGCACCTGATGTCAGGTTTGCACAGTTTAACAATACTTCGTAGCGATTAACGCCGTCCAGATCGCTCAATGCCAATGCCTCGGAGCCGTATTTCGCAGCGAGTTCTTTGTTTCCTGCGATGAAGTTCTCGTAGTGCAAATAGAATTTAAAATGCGAAGTCATCCTGTCTTGGTGCATTAGAATGCGGCGGTTGCGCTCGCTGCTGTTGCGATGCCCTAGCGGCGGCTTGTGAGTGATCTCCAAGTCGCGGCGCATATAGACCTGCACGTCCTTTGTAGGCTGCGCGTTTTCATGAACTGGACGATGCCACCATGCCGTGTGGTAGCGGAAGAATCGCTCGCGTGGTGCGCGTTTGCCTTGTTCTGGAATAACGTAGTCGGTGAGAATCCAGTCTTGCTCTGGTGGGCATTCTTCAAGCGCGGCGAGCGTAGGAGCGACCATTGCCGGTTCAATGATGTCGTCGCAGTCAGCCCACATAACCCAGCCTTCCTTACCGGCGAGTTCGTAAGCCTTGGCAAATGCCTTGTTCCTAGCTTCGCCGAAGTTGTCGAGGTGTTCCCAGTCGGCCACTAGCGGAGAATTGAGATATTCGTCAACGTGACATCCAAGTTCTTTTGCTATTTCTAGCGTGCGGTCTGGCTTGAGTGCTCCGATTGCGCGGACGACAACAATCTCGTCGCATATCTGTTGGAGTGACTTAACGCATCGCTCAATGCGCGGCTCTTCGTTGCCGCAAATTAAGCCTGCGACCAGCTTCGTTTTTTTGTTCATGTTTACTCTTGATGTATATGTCAACAAAAACAAAAAAGCCACCCCTTTCGAGGTGGCTTTTCCGATGCTACTTGCGGGGAATCTTAGAATCCAGTCGTGATGCGGATGATGCTCGATCCGTCGATGACTTTCTCGGCGCTGTTCTGACGAACGCGGAGAACGTCGGCGCGGCGGGCTTCGTCACGATAGGTTTCGGAGACGAAAGGCACGGGACTATCAGCAGCCCATACAATCGTGCGGCCGAATCCACCGCCGGAGAAGTCTCCACCAACCGTGTTGGCGAGGGCCATGTAGGTGTTGCTCCAGATGAACCCGCCCGAATACACTTGGCCTTTTTTGGCTGTGTTTTTCGGGGCGCGACCAACGAGAACGCGGTCGACTCCGACAGCGGCGGCCACTTCGCCTTCGCTCAAGAGACGGCTTTGATCCGAAGGAACGATGCCGAAGAATTGGTTTTGAACCTTGGCCGAGCGGCGAATGCGCTCGAACACAGGCATGGACATGATCAATGTATTCGCGAGCACGCCGTATTTGGCGAGTTCGAGCTTGGCTGCGGCAACGTCGCCGGGGACGTCGAAGCTGGTGATGTTCGCTTCGGTGTAGGCTGCGCTGGCGCTGATCGCTGTCAGGCCGTTGGCGGCGAATGCTGCGGAAGCAACACGGGCCTCGTGGCTGACTTGGATCTGGCGGAGCAACATCGCGGCGATGTTAACTTCGGTGTCGAAGAATCTGTCGAGATCGCGGCGGTTGGAGTCAGGAAGAACCTCTTCGAGACCGTATTCGATAGCGTCGAACGAGTCGCTTGTGAACCGGCGGCTTGTGCGGGGATATCCAGCACCGGCGGCGATCTTGAGTGCGTCGTCGTTGAGGGCTTCGGAGTCGCCGAGGTTCAATTTCAGATATGCGCCGGAGCGAACGTCTGAGCTGAACACGGGCATGACTTCTGTGCCGATGAACAAATTGTTTTTGTTGCTGAGACCTTCGAAGACAGCCTGGGCGATGTCTGCGCGAATGGTTGTGTATGAGAGTGCCATAGTGGGTAGTTAAATTATTGGTTGAACTTAGGGACGTATTCGACGATGTCACCGGCTACGCCGCTGTTGATCGCGATGCCGAGAGTCGCTGCGCTGGCTGCGAGGCTTCCGACGATGGTTCCGTTCGTCACAGCGAAGACCGAGCTGCCTGCGGTAACGATACCGGCGGCGGCTACGATGCCGAACTGCGATGGGAAAAACATTTTGACGGCGCCTTGATCAGCGGCTGCGGTGTCGTCTTGGACAACTCCGATTGCTGCGGCTCCGGTTGATGCGGCTTGCGCCGCGTTGTCGCCTGACACGCTCACGAGAGTGTTGGCGCTGATAGCGGAAGCGAAGTTAAAACTCCGGATTCCTAGGTCGTTTTGTGTTGCCATAAATTAGGTGGATTAAAAGTTGAGTTGGTTGTTGTCGCGGGCTTCGATGTAGGCTTCGCGGTGGTTGCGCATTGCGAAACGGATCGCTTCGGTGCGGCTGCCGAGTTCCTCGGTTTTCTGGGTGATGATCGCTTTCAAGTCGAATTTCTCTTCGGCTTTCTCTTCAGCTACTACCGAAGCCTTTACTGGAGCGGCTCCGAAGTTCGAGATGATCGTGTCGAGCTTGGCTTCGAGCTTGGAAATTGCGCTGAGTTCAGCGGCCATCTCTTCCTTCATAGGCTCTGCGGCTGGATCTTCGGCTGGCATTTCCATTTTGTTCTTGTAGTCGCCGAAGGCGGTTTCAAGAGCGGCGAGACGAGAAACGATGTCGGCGATGCTGACCTCGTCCTCCTTTGGTTCGATTTCAATTGTTGCGTCTTCCATTTGTTTGAAAAATTTGTCAACTTGCTTGGCGGTAAAACTGAAAAGCCCGGTCGCATTTGCGGCTGGAGTTTGCACGAGATCGGCGCTGTAAAGCTCGGTGCAGCTCGCGAAGTCCATCCCATTCACTTCACGGATCGGCCCGCTAAATGCGATACTGATCCCGAACGTGTCGGGAAGTTTGCTTGAAATCTCCAAGACGTAATCGCGCATTGGCGATGTTTGGAGAAGGTTGAGATCGCCCAAGAGTTGCGATCCGACGATGCGGAAATTGTTTACGAAACCGACGATGTCTTTAATGCCTGCGCCGTGGTCTAGGTTGACCTTGACGCCGCCCTTGTATGACTCCGCGCATTCTTTGACTTCCATCAAAGTCTGCTCGTCAACGTATAGGCCGTGGCCTTTCGCTTCGCCGATTGAAATTATTGATACGCCTTCGATGACATCCATTCGAAGGCGCGGATGTCAAATGCTGTCCATCAATTCCATCGCTGCTTGTGCCATCAAATAAACTTCAAGTTCGTTCTCTTCTTCGCATCCGACGACGTCGAATGTGGACGATATAGACACTCCTGCGCGGCCCGTGCCGGCATGGTTTCGGTTGCCTTTTGCTGTTGTGCTTGCGCTGATCGAAAGCGAAGCGTCAGAAGTGCGAGAATTGAACGCGCTGCCTGTTACATTTATCCGCGTTCCTGCGCTTATATCGACGCTCCCGACTGAATATCGGAGTCTGTTGCCGATAGCGTAGAGCGTTACCCTTCGCTCGTCACGCCTTCCCCCACCCCCAGGAAGATCGGTCGGAGCGATAGGAACTGGCGGGACTACCGAAACGAATAACAAGCCCTGCACGCCGATTGAAATCGGCGTCGGGCTTGGCATTAAGCCCTGCGTTGCGATGAGCAGGGAAGCTAGCATACGCTTAGACTCGCGTGACTATCGTGCTCGTAGTTCCGTCTCCGGTGATCGCCTGTGTGATAGCTCCCGCCGAGCGTAGCGTTGGCGTTACCGTTAGCGCGTTTGCGATATCGAGTCCGTGGATCGCGTGGATCTCTGTTACTTGCACAAGCTCCGGCGCGAGTTCCGTTCTGACGGCGCTTGCATTCCCTGCCGCTGTTGGTATCGCGGCGAGTTGAGTGTCGAGGTTTGCGGTGGCGAGGCCTATTGCGGCGCGGACGTCAGCTGCGGTTAGCGTTGCTGTTCCTGTGGTCGCATCCACGGGAACGCCAAGTGCAACTGATCCCGCCGCTGGAATGTATGCAACGCCCGTAAGTGCTCCGCTTGCATACACGGTTCCAAAGCGAACGTCTGTGATGGCGGCTTGTCCGAAACTGTTGTCGGCGGTGAAAAAATCGCTGTATGTTGTTGATCCGTTTTTGCCTTGCCGGAATTTTGCTGTGGTCGGAGTTGGGTCGATGAGATATTTGGACGCATATATGGCAGATATTCCGTTTGCGCTACCGATGAGCGATCCGCTAATTTTGACGTTGGCTGCGGTGTTGTCTGAGGATAAGCCACTCGCGGAGTTGGTCGCGGTGATGTCGCCTGTCGATACGATTGTTCCTGTGCTGGCGTTGTTTAGGCCGTAGGCGGTGGTGCCGCTTCCGCCCGTTAGTGTGCTGGAAGTAACGGTGACCGTTCCTGTGCTGGTATTGCTGAGACCGTAGGCGTTTGTGCCGCTTCCGCCCGTTAGCGTGCTAGATGTGATTGTGATCGTTCCTGTGCTGGTATTGCTGAGACCGTAGGCGCTGGAGTTGCTCCCGCCCGTTATCGTACTAGATGTGACGGTGATTGTTCCTGTGCTGGCGTTGTTTAGGCCGAAGGAAGCGGTGCCAATCCCTCCCGTTAGCGTGCTAGATGTGATTGTGATCGTTCCTGTGCTGGCGTTGTTTAGGCCGTAGGTGGAGGAGCCTCCACTCCCGCCGGTTACCGCGCTCGATGTTATGGTGACTGCGCCTGTGCTGGCGTTGTTTAGGCCGTAGGCGAAGGAGTTATTTCCACCCGTCAATGTGCTGGCATTTGTAACACCTATAGTTCCTGCCGCCGACGTAGACTCGATGGCGTGCGCTCCGTTTGCGGCGGTTGTTCCCGGCACTCTTCCGCCGATTGCGACAATGCCATCGAGCGTTAATGTTCCGCTTGATGAAAATGCAATAGCGCGAGTCGACAAGTTAACTGCCGAGCCTGTTGCACGGCAACCAGCAAGTGTCGAGCTTGCGGCTGCGGAAACGGTCAAGCAATTCGCGGAGCCTGCTTGGATGTATGCACCCGTGATATTCCAGTTTGCCGCTAGTGTGAATCCGCCGCCCGTTGCAATAGTCAGCGGCGTGTTGACGTAGTTCAACAAAGCTCCCATGCGGCGAGCCGTGCCGGTGGTTGCTGTGCCTGCGTTGACGGCTTGGAAAATCTGACCGACTGCTGAGGTGATCGCGACCGGAGTTCCTGCATTTGTTCCTGGAGCAATGCAGTTTGCCGTCAATGCAAAGTTGGTCGTTCCAAGCGAAACGACCATGTAGATTTGTCCCGGAATAAACGAGCCAGATGTGTCCACGGTTGAGCCGGTCAAGTCGATGGATTGATCAAGTGCTACTGTGAAGCTATTCGCGTAGACGGTATCGTTGAGCGTTGGCACTACGCCGCCGCTCCATGTTCCAACTGCGCTCCAGTTTCCAGATGCTTGAGCTTTGATGACGGCCATATTTTAAAGCCCTTCCGCGTAAATGAATTTTTGGATTGCGGCGGATACTTCATCGACCGCGACGACTGCTGGTTGCGAAGCGGAGGCAAGCGAACCGAAAAGAACCGTGCGATTGTTTTCTTGCGACTGCTCGACTTGGTCGCCTTCAAAGCGTGTCGGCGTGAGCGTCAATACAACGCTCGCGTCCTGTTGGTCTGGCGAGTTGTAGCGACTCGCTGTTGCGAGTGTCATTGTATAAAGATCGTAGGTCTTGCCGTCGATGACGATTGGGTTGGTTGGTTTCATATTTAAGCTAAAAGAATGAGTGCGCTGGTTTCGGTTGGCTTGGGAAATTTGAGTTCAAACGCGCCGTCGTAGACGTGCCGCTCGGCTCCAAGGTTGAGAACGCACAAGGTTGCGTTGCCCTTGCTGGCGTTGTAGATCATCGCTCCACCTGCGGCGAAGGTTGCGGATTTTAGGACAACGTCATCAAATGTTATAAAAGCATTTTTGCCGATGATGCCTGTGCGATGTCCCTTTAGTGCTACGCCTCCAGCGTTGTAGCCCAGCCCCTTGATCTCGCCTTCGGTTGTGTAGGCTTTTGTCGTCGGCCCGATCTTTGCCGATGCGCTGTAAAGCGCGATCCGATAGTCGTCGCCGGGTTGGTGAACGCCGGTGATGAGTGCCTTTTTTGCTTCGAGTGCAATTCCGTGTGTGATCATTATTTTTTCTCCCATTGTGCAGAGCATACGGCTACGCGCTGGCTCTCGTCTGGATATTCGCTCGACATCGTTCCGCTTACCATGCAACGGCCAATGAAGTCGTCTTGCTCTTCGTCTTTTTCTGGAGTCGGCATAACGAGTTCGTGCTTTGTTTCAAAGCCGGTGATGCGTCCGAACGTATCGCGAACGGCGAGCGATACTTTCATCTGTTCGGGCTGCGATGCCTGCATTCCTTTGACCTTATCAGCGGCCCAAGTCTGCCCTGCGTCTCCGCCCCACAATGCCCATGCAATGCGGCCTGCGGATGGGAATCCGTCTTCATCTGGAGTGAACCCCTGTCCTTTTTTATCAACTTCGTGCCGTGAAAAAAACGAGTGCATTCTTTTAACGGTATCGTCGGATAAGTTCTTGCCGTTGCTGATGTCGCGAGCGCGTGCGACTCCGACCTCGGTTCCGCCTCGGTTGTATTCTTCGCGCCACTTTAAGCCACGAGCGGCCTCTTCGATCATGCCCTTGCTAGGCTTGTTCTGATCGGCCTCGAATGCTGACGGTGCTGGTTCTGCCTGCGGCTTTGCCGGTTCGGCGTTGATGATTTTGTTTGCGTTCTCCTCGTCCATTCCGAAGACAACGCGAAGGATGACGGCGACTTGTTCCGCTGAAAGTTCTCCGCGACCGAGCGAAGCAAGGATGCCGGAAAGCGCATCCGTACCGCCGATGCCGATGCTCTCGATGAGCGGCGGTGCTTCGTTCTTGCTCTCGTCAAAGATGGTGTCGATAGCAGTAATCGGAACGGAATCAGAAATGCGGTTGGGTTGGATGTCGAACTCTTGACCAAGTTCCTTGATCATGTTCGCTTCCTTGGCGCGTGCGCGAAGTGCTTCCTCGTAGTCTTCACCCATATCGGAGTAAATCTGTCCTGCTGTCTTCAATCCAGCTTTCCACAAAGCGATGTCGGCATTGGCCTCGCGTCCGTAGTCAATCGAAACTTTGGCTGGCCAGCACCAACGGCCATCAAGCAAGTATTCGGAATCTGGAATGAGTCCGCGAGATGCGGCGTCGAGTAAGATAACATTTTTTATCCTGTTGAGGAACTGACCTTCCAAGAGTCCACGCCACCGAAGAAATGTTCGCTCTGCCATCGCGGCCTCCATGCGAGCCATAGGGCCGCTCTTGTCGGCGTCGAATGCAAATCCATATGGCAAGCCGACTGCCATGCAAATGTGCGCCTGCACCAAGCGGATGAACTCTCCGAATGCTCCGGTCGGTCTGTCCGACTTGAACATTTCCATTTTCTCGCCTGCGCTCAAATAGTTGACCGTGCCAGGATCGAGCGACTGAAGGCGTGCGACTTGACCTTGATCGTTCGTGTTTCCGCGAGCAAAGTAGTCGCCAGCGTCTGCGGCTCCGCTCTCGGTGGTGATGACGCCGGATTGATAGCTCGCGTATTTGATCGCCTGCACTTCGGCCTTGATCGCTTCTTGCAAGTCTCTCGTTGCGTTCAGCGCAGTAGCGAAAGCAGAGCGCCCGCGATATTCGTCAAGTCTTGCTGCGTCGAATAGGTGGATAAATTCTTTTGCAACAATATCAGTAGGAGAAATATACTGGTTATTAATAGTACGCGTGAAAATTGTGTATGAAATGGGTCTTCCATAGTCGTCAACATTTATTCCACCGATATATTTATCCGTATCCGTGCGGTCGTAAGGCGATCCGATGCGGTCGGCTTCGACGCTTTGCAATTTTAGGTCTTCGCCGTCGCGGACGATGATGAATCCACAATCTCCATCGCGAAGGATGGCCGTTACAGCGAGTTGTAAAAGCGTTGTGAAGTTGTGCCTGCCTAGGAAATCGCACTCGTTACACCACCGTTGCCAATACCTTTCAATAGCTGTATCGGCTTCGCGGTCGCCGGTGCGTGCTTGATAAGCGATGCGACCGGAGACGTAGGTTGCAAATTTTAAAAGGAGCGAACGGACAGGCGGAAAATTGTCAGCGAGATCGCGAGCGGCTCGGATGAGCGCGAAGCGTTCGCGAGTTCCTGCCGTGTCTTCGCCACCGCTAACTCCGCGACTGATCCCGCGCTTTTCGCTCGTCAATGCTGAATCAAAGCGCCCGAAATTGCGTAGCTTCGCCTGGTTAACCATGCGGTCAAGAGCGGCCTTGGGAGAGACGAACGAAATGGCTTTGGTGATGATGTCTTGAGTCATGGTCGTTGCGTCGGGAAGGTCGGCGTGTAACGTGATACCCTATTCCCGCTGGCGTTGTCAATAGCGGCTTGTAACTCTTTGATGGTCTGTGCGACCTCGGCAAGGTTGGCGCGAGTGAAGCTTCGGCCTGCTATGCTGTAGCTTGCGCCTGCAATGGCGATCGCTTTTAGACAAGCCGTGAAATCGGTCTGCAATTCTTGCAATGTCGCAACCGGAAGACCGAAGAATGATTTGTGCATCGCCATTTAAAAGTTCGTTGTGTCAATTCTCACCTATCGGCAAAACTCCCGCCAGCATCGCGGACGCGAGTGCGATGCACTCGCAGTCCCAAAGATGGTTCGGACGTCCGCCGATGCGCACCCATCGTTGCTCGACTTGTTTTGTTTTCGAGTTCGTGACATCTTTCTTCATCTCCGACAGCATCTGCTTGCGATAGTCTTCGGACACGTCCCGCGCAACTTCCCATTTCGGCACAGCGTCAGCCTGGCGGAGTGACGCGAGCTTGTCCTTGATGCCTTCGTTGCTGAAAAAGAAATACGCGCACTTTAACCCGTCCGATCCGGCTTGCGCTCCTTCAATTTTTGAGACGAAGCGGCGAGTGCGCCTGCCGTTGTCGATATGATAAAACCCGTCCTGACCCGACCCGTGCGAAGCCGTCCACCCACGCCGCGCACATTGTTCGTAAACGAGCGGCGTATCGTAACCGGCATCAACAACAACGCACCTCGGCATTATGTCGAATTGCTGTTGAATGGCGTCGAGCGTCTCCCAAGTCAGCGGACGCGACTCGTGCAAGAGCATGGACGAACCGTCCACGCGGAAGGCGCGGACGATGCACCAGAAGTGATCGCGCTGTTTGTCCACGCACATAAAGCGCCTGTGCTCTCCGTCGATCTTTTGTCCTTCGAGATATTCCGCCTTCGCGTAGTCGCCAGTCGTGATCTCCGGCAAGTCGCTCGTGACCTCGTCTTGCCAAGTCTGCGCTTTGCGTTTTTGAATAAATTGTTTGAGCGGCTCCAGGTTGCCGGATGACTTGGCTTCGTTGGCTTCGATCCATTCCTTGACTATGCTGAACCACGGTATCCACCAGACTGCGTAGGCTGGATACTCGAAGCTTCTGTGACCGCGCACCGGATGCGGGTTGAGTGCACGATACGTTGCAGAATTTGCAAGGTTGCGTCGAGTACTTGCGTCGTCTTTGTAGCGAGTTTCGCAATGCTCACACTTCATTCGGACGGAGTCCTGCACCCTATCCCACAGAATACCGCCCTTGTCGTCACGTTCGGACGTGTATTCGATCTGATCGAACAGATATCGTTGCCAGTTCCCGCAATGGGAACACATCCAGCCCCAAACTTCCCGCGTTCCGCTGTCCCATTCGGCATCCGCTTCGTGTCCTGCGTCCCATCCTTGCGACACTAAGAGCGTCTTTCGGTTCCATCTGTCATGGTGACGAGCTTTTAACTCTTTTATCATCCCGCCTTTCCACCTCCATACCTCGTCCCCGATGCAATAGCGCATCGACTTTTCTTGTAGGTTGGTCATGTTCGCGCCGCCTGCGAACAATACCATGTGCGGAAATAGGATCGTGGTCTTGCGCAAGGCGTGCCGGTCTTCTGGAAACAAGTCTTTGACCGGCTGGCATTCGTTAAAGATCGGAAGCAAGCGCGACTCTGTCCAGTCTTTGACCATGTCGTCAGTCTGACCGACGAACAAAGTCGGACCCGGCTTTTGAGCAACGATGAAACAAGCGAGCGTTTCCATCATCGTAGTCTTCCCGCCACCTGTCGGTGCGCGAAGAAAGACCTGCGTCGTTTCGTCGTCGCTTGCGGCCAACAGCGGCGCGTTGAGCCATGGCGCAACCGAAGGGTCGAAGCGCGAAGCTCGGTCGGAGTTTGGAAAGCTGACGTGGTCGCTTGCCCAGTCCAGTATCGTGCCGTCGAATGCTAACTTGATACCGTCGCGGATGCCTTGTGCGAGTGGGTTCATTCGATATCTTTCCTAGCGTCCCAAATAAAAAGGCCGACCAATAAAATTGCGATAATGATTGAGATTATCATTTCATTCCAAAAATTTGCTTGAGCGCGTCGAGATTCCCAGACGGCGGTTGTTTAGGTGTCGGCTCCTCTTCTCCGTCATACATGGCAACATCCCATGTTGTTTCAAACATCTTGCGAAGTCCGGCAGCGGACAGCGTTATCATTCCTTCACCGTCGAATGAAGGATTGCGTTTGGAGTAAATTTTCCAAAGTTCTTTTTTTGTCATAGATCAAGCTTGGCTTTAACTAGTCGTAATTCCGGCAGAGCTTGAACATCTTCTCGATGGCGTCTCGGACGTGCGGCCATTCTTCCGCGTCGAATCGTAGCTTGCCTCCCTCTTGGCTAACCTCTAAAAACTCGCCAGCGGCCTCGTCTACGATCTCGATCTCGGTTACGCTGTCGTCAAATATTTGCTCTCCCTTTACTCCGACTATCATCTTTGTTGTTCGTGTTTCGTATGTCATAGTTTATACCCTTTCGAGTTCAATTTGTTCATCCGTTGTTTGATTATACCTTTTCAAGCTCATTTCGGATCTCGGCCAAGATCGCTTGCGTGCGCTCATGCAGTTTCTTTCGCAAGCTCGCTTCGTCGAGTCCTGCCAATGCGCCCGATGCGTCGTTGACGAGCGCCGCGAGTTTGGCGCTGAAGATCGCGCCGATACGGATTCCGGCTTCGCGCACAACGGCGATCTCGACCAACTCGCCTCGGTCTTGCTGAAGGCGGACGCGAATGCGTTCGCTTTCGAGCAGGGTCTTCTCAAGTCGAGCTTCATTCAGCGTAGCCGGGGCGGCTTTGCCCGATGCCTGCAAGTATTCGTCGCGCCATTTTGTGGCGGCTTCGATGGACGAAGTCGGGCATCCCATTTTCACCCATTTTGCAACGGCCTGCTTGGAAATTCCCCACGCATTTCCGATGGCTTCGTGGCTTATTTTGACAACCTTACTTTTTTTGTTCATGCACAAGAGAGCAAAGAGAGTATGTTAACCCCCATGGGAGAGCCAGTTATAGGAATCTCTTAATTTTTTCATAACATTTCAAATTGATGTTTGAGTGGGATGGTCGCAGATTTTCTCCTATTCTCAAATACAAACAAAGGTTGCAGATTAGAAATATGATTTGCGATTTTTAAATTCTCTTCTCGATTAAAATCAAAAGCAGAAAGGGGAATGATGTGATCTATCTCCCATACCTTCCCATGATTGTCCCAAGTCATTCCCTTCTTAAACTTTGATTCGATTCTTCTCTTAGCATCATTGAATGATGTTCCTAAAAAAAATTCCGTCCTTCTTGTGTTTTTTTTTGTTTTAGCGATGCGAATCATTCTGTTAACGCCTGCTCTTAATTTGTTTTTTATTCTTTTTTTCTTATTTGTT